CAACGTTGGACCAGGGCCGTATGTCGGGGTCATCAGCCCCAAGAATAACGGCTGCCCGTTTGCTGTCAGCATTCACGATGGCAAGGCGTGCTTGCAGGTTTCCACACACAATCAGATCAGGAACTTCAGCGTCGAGGAAGTGGCGGCGCTGATCAGCAAAGAGTGAGAAATGGCCAAGGCGAAGAAACTGCCCTCGCATTTGCGGAAAGCTATCAAGGAACACACCAACATTCCTCAGATGGCGGAATTGGTTGGTCACTTCATGGCGGCTGCCGGTGGTCCGCAAATGCTGGCCAAGATCATGTGGGAGGAGTTTGTCAGTGCGAAGGCGGGATCGATTATCCGGCAGCGCATGATTGATACTGTCCTTCGCCTGACCAGTGCCGCCAACCAGCAATTGGGGTTGGATATTGAAGAGACGGATCTTCTATCGACGGAGGATATGGAGCGAGAGTTGACGGTCATCTTGGAGACGATGAAGAGTGGCGAAGAACAAAAAGAAGACAGAGGAGATCCAGAATCTTTCTCCACCGGCGACAAAGCCGGGGAGGAAGGTGACGCTCCCCGATCTTCCCATTGAAACCCCTGTTCTCAACCTCCCACTGCCGGATCCGCTCATGGCGGCAGCCGGTGCTGTCGAGGTGTCCACAAGCATCGAAGATGTGTTTGGCAAAAACTACATCTCCGCCTACAAGCTGAACCGCGCCCGCAAACTGGCCAGAGAGTTGGCTGCCCGCAAGATGGAGTCCCTGTCCATCTATGAGGCACTGCCAGAGCAGGAGAAGTTCCACCGCTGCAATTCTCGCTACCGGATCGTTCGCGGCTCCAACCGTGCAGGCAAAACACTTTGCGCCGCTGTCGAGGTTGCCCGTGCCGTGACCGGGCAGGATCCGCATGGCATGTATCCCAAGAAGAACGGAACGGCTTTTCTGGTCGGCAAGGATCTCAAGCACGTCGGCAAAGTTCTCTATGACAAACTGTTCGTTCCTGGGGCGTTCAAGGTTATTCGCGACAAGGCGACGGGACGGTGGCGAGCATTCCGCCCGTGGATCCCTGACGATGCCGCCCGTGAGGAGGAGGCGAGACGCGCCCCCTCGCTCATCCCGCAACGGCTGATTGCCGAAATCGCCTGGGAGAACAAGAAGGAGAACGTGCCAAGCATCGTCCGGCTGTCGAACGGCTGGAACCTGCACTTCTTCTCCTCTTTGGGTAAGCCGCCACAAGGGTCGCCAATCGATCTGTTCTGGTTCGATGAGGAAATCATCGATCCGAACTGGTATCCAGAAATGGCCGCGCGAGTGGTGGACCGTCGCGGGCGTGGCGTCTGGTCGGCCACGCCACAAGCGGGCACCGATCAACTCTATGAGTTGCATGAACGTGCCGAGAAAGAGCGGGTCACTTACCCCGAAGGGCGGCGGTCCATCAGCGAGTTTCTCATTCTGCTCGATGAGAACCCTCACATGGCGGAAGAGGCAAAGCAGGCACTCGCTGCTGACCTTTCCGAAGAGGAAGCACGGGTCCGCATCGGCGGTGAATACGCGATTACTTCCTACAAGGTCTACCCGACCTTTTCCATGTCACTGCACGGGCATCCGTTTATCGATGTGCCGCCTCACTGGACGCGCTATGCTTATGTCGATCCGGGGCATCGCGTGTGTGCCGTGCTGTTTGCTGCCGTGCCTCCACCCGATGAGGCTGACATGGTTCTCATTTACGACGAACTATATCTTCATGAGGTGAATTCCGATCTGTTTGCCCGTGCCATGGCGCACAAGTGTGAGTCACAACGCTTTCAGGCTTTCCTCATCGATTCCCACATGGCGATTCACACCGAAGTCGGCATTGGCAAGAATGTTTTGCAGCAGTATTCCGAAGCGATGGCCCGCCACAATGTCGCTTCCATCTCGACCGGGAACTCGTTCCTGCTGGCGCAAGATTCGGTGATGTCCGGCGTGCTGGCGGTGCAGGGAATGTTGCGGAACCGTGGCGAGAAGCTGCCGAGACTTCGTGTCATGGAAGGGGTTGTGCCGAACTTTCTCGATGAAATCAAACGGTATCGCCGCAAGCGCATCAATGGCGTGGTGCAGGAGCAGCCAGATCAGCGCAAGGACAATCACCTGATGGACTGCTTGCGATACTTGGCTTTGCATGATCCCAAGTACATCAAGCAGAAGGAGATGCCGAAGGATCCGGGGGTGGCTTACAAGTCATTCATGGAGAAGATGAAGAAGAAAGGTGCTGGTAGCGCGAAGTTCATCAACCTTGGACCGGGAGGCCATTCGATATGGCAAGGATGAGGGATGCTGAAGAGATGGAGGCGGCTGTTTTGCCGCCGTTGGAACTCGGCAAATCCTGCTGGCGGCTCATGGCTAAGATGCTGAACCATCACGAACCGAATGTTCCGCCCCGTGATTGGGAGCTTCTTAGTCCACCCGAACAGGAGAGTTGGCTCAAAGTCGGCATGCACGGCCCTGCCGCGCTGGAGAAGATGGAGGGACAGCCGTTCGTCAGTGTAGCAGAGTCGATTTTCCAAATCGCCTGCACCGAAGATGTCCGGCATCGCTCGGCAGAGATTTATCATCAGATCATGCCACCGGACTTTCGCTTGCGGTGGGAGATCATTTCTCGCCACCTTGCAGCCCTGATTGATTGCGACGAGATCGGCAGCATTGACGACTTGGAAACCATGATGCTTCGTGTTTATGCGGATCGCCTGAAGAAAGGACTGATGCGATGAATCCCCCCCAGCCTCAACTTGGCGACATTGTTCTTTGGTATCAGGAGGGAGACAGTTGCTCCAAGCCATTCCCTGCCATTGTTACGGCAGTTTGGCATGACACTATTGGCGTGAACATTTTCGACAACACCCTGATGAACTGCATGGTTCGGGATGGGGTGCCTCACCTGACTGACAACCGCTGCCGCAAGGTCGAAGTGAAGGACTCTGGTGGTTGGGACTTCACCCCGCAACAGAAGGCATACCATGAGTTGCAGAAACAGGTTGCGGAACTTCTGAAAAGGAAGGCGTAATGGCGGATGCAATGCGTCCGGTGGTGGCTCAATGGATCAGCAAGATCATGGAGTCGCACCGGGTCAAACAGAGAGAGTTTCAGGCGGACGCCGATGAAGCATCGCGCTTCTTCGATGGCCCCTATGATTGGTTGTACTCTCCCTGGAAGGGAGACTCGCGAGCGTCGTTTGCTTACAGTGACGATGAAGATGGCATGCCGCCGCCCAGCGCTCGCATGACAGTCAATAAGTGTGCCGAGTTGGTGCAACTGTTTGGCCCGGCGTTGTATCATCGCAACCCGGTTCGCACCGTCAATCCTCGCAAGATCATCATGCCATTCCCAGAAATGTATGGTGATCTTAGTAACCCACAAATGGCGATGATCGCACAACAGGAAATGGAAATGGCCAAGCAGTCGCGGGCCATCGACCATGCCCGTGCGGAGATCATGGCCAAGTATCTCAACTACACACCCACCGCTCTCGACCTGAAAACCGAGAGCCGGTGGGCGATTACCGAAGCACTGGTCAAGGGGATGGGCTGCTTGTGGACGCGGCGGTAACAGCCTCCCGGCAGCGTCATGTCATGGGCAGGGTCGTTTTTCGATAGCGTCGATAACCTTATGCTGGATCCCGATGCAGAGAACTATCGGGACATTAAATGGATGGCAAGACGGCGGGTTCGCCCCTGTTGGGAAGTGGAGCGAGAGTTCGGCTTGCCACCGGGTTCGCTGAAGAAGCATGGCTCAATGGAGAGCCACTCGCAACAGTCTGTTGTCGCCACCTCGCCCGATGGCGATTACCGGCGCAAGCAGGGGCTGACCGCCGACCTGTGCGTCTATTGGGAAGTGTATTCCAAGATGGGGCTTGGCGGTCGCCTGACAGGGATGGATCCGAATGTTCGCGATAAGTTCGACATGGTGGGCGATTATATCTTCCTGGCAATCACCGAGAACGTCCCTTACCCGCTGAACTTGCCGCCGCCACTATGCGATCTTTTCAAGGAAGGGAATGAGCAAATGCTCCAGCAATCCCTTCCCGAGATCAACGCCCGCTTGCAATGGGAGACGCCGTACTGGGCAGATTCGACATGGCCAATGACGCCCATTGTATTTCACTGGCGACCCAAGAAACTTTGGCCCATGTCGCACATGAAGCCGGGTATTGGCGAGTTGAAATTCCTCAATTGGGCTTGGTCATTCCTGGCTTCCAAGGTGCGAATTGCCTCCCGTGACTTTATCGCCATCGCCAAGGCTGCTGGCGAAGAGGTGAAGAATTCGATCCGTCATGGTGCGGACTACACGGTCATTGAGATTGACAATTTGACCGGCGCTATCGACAACATGGTGAAGTTCTTGCAGCACCCTGGCTTCAACCCGGAAATTTACAACGTGATTCAGGGGGTGAGCGATAACTTTGAAAAACGTGTTGGCTTGACCGAACTTATTTACGGTATGAGCGCACGGCAGATGCGGTCAGCGCAAGAGGCGCAAATCAAATCGGACGCCATCAATGTTCGTCCCGATGACATGGCGAATCAGGTGGAGGACGCCATGACGGATGTTGCCCGCAAGGAAGCCTTTGTTGCTCGCTGGCACCTGACCGGGCAGGATGTCGTCAAGGTCTTGGGCCAGACCGGAGCTATGTTGTGGGACCAGATCGTCGCGCCTGCCGATCCCGCCGATATTCTCTATTCGCTGGAGTACCGCATCGAAGCGGGGTCGGCGCGGAAGCCGAATCGTGCCCTGGAAGTCGAGAATATGCGGCAGGCCATGCAGAATATGTTCCAGCCGCTCTTTCAGTACGCTCAGGGGACTGGCGACATGGCCCCGCTCAATGCTCTCATCATCGATTGGGCCAAGTCGATTGACCTCAACGTGGATGCCTACCAGTTGCAGCCGCCGCCTCCGCCGCCGCCGATGCCGCCACCCGGCGCGGAGCCGCCCATGCCGCCCGGTGCGCCTCCGCCTATGCCTTCAGGGGGATAACACATGAGCGCTTTGCTGGACTCCTTGCAGTTTGTCGGTGACGCTTTGGATCGCCCTGGCGCTGCCGTGCGTGGTTTGCTGGCCGGGCGACCAAGCCAACTGGCTTACCTCATGCCGGGGGCGGAGTCGATGGGGTTGGTGGACCCGAGGGAGCGGGTGGGAGGTCGCGACCTGCTACGGCAGTATGGCATGGCTGGCGAGGAAGACAACTGGTCGAACTTCCTTGGCGGCATGGCTGTTGACACGGTGACGAACCCGCTGAACTGGCCGGGCATCGGCATTGCCGCCAAGTATGGAGCGAAGGCTCTTGGCGACGGGGCGAGCGCTTTGATGAAGCGGCTCTCCCCTACTCGTTTTTCGGACATGAAGGCGTTGCGCGATGCCTACCCGGTGGCTTATAACGTGCCTATCAGCGGCAATGGGGGCGAGACTTTTCGCATCGTCGGCGGTGGCGGCAATAACGCTTACGATAAAGTGGTCGATCTGATGATCGATCTTGGCTCCTACGACAACGCTGGGACCAAGGGGATGTATGACATTGGCAAGAACGCTGCCGCACTGCTGGAGGACAGTCATCCGACCACATGGCGGCATGAGGTGCTGCATGGCAATCTTGCCAATGCGGTGGAAGCCGCCAGCCCCAAGGGACTCCCGGCAGCACAACTCCCTGCCTACTACCTGAACCGGGCCAGCCTGTCTGTTCCAGAGGGCGGCATGTCGGACTTCCTTCGCGGCATGGGGGTCATGTCGGATGAGGCTGCTGCTCACGCCTTGCAAAATCGCGGCTTCCTCAATCAGTTGAAGGGAGGCGCTGAATACCTTTTCAGGAAGCCTTTCCAAAGAAGCAGAATGCACGATATTTATGCTGCCAACCTTGGGGATATTTCCCCAGCGGCAGAGCAAGTCTATCGCATCATCAACAACACGCCGCGCAACGCGATAATTGGTGGTGGCGTTCTCGGTGGTGGCTATGCAGGGTACAAGGGACTTAGCGCACTTTCTTCTCAACTGCCGATGGAGTAGCAAATGGGGTATATCGCCAATCGCCTGGAAGGGTATCGCTTGCGTTCCGAATGGCTAGCCTACGATCAGGAGGTGTCCTTCCTCCTTGTCGAAGGGGCGACCAAGGGAATGCCGGTGGTGGCGAGCAACGACTTCATTCAGGCATTCTATGTTGCCTTGCGCCTGGACGGGGAACAGCATGCTTTTGCGGAAATGGTCGCCAACATGCAGCCCCCCATGTCAGATACCGACCGTGAGTTTCTGGAGGGGCACTGCAACGGCAGCCAGTTTGCCAAGGAGCCACACATTGGCGATGGCTATGCCAAACTCGCCAAGAAGATGGGCGTGGATGTTACCGGCAAGGTGTACATCTCCGGGCTTGCAGAGTACCCTGGCGATCCGAAGGCTTGGGTTTCTGGCAAGGGGGATGTTCGCCGTGTTTGCGAGGAACGTGGCTGGAATTGTCGCGGCGCGGTCAACGTCAAATCAGAGATGCGGCAGGAACCGCAATCTGTTGGTCTGTCCAGAGATGTGGTGGAAGAGAAGGTAAACGAGTACCTTGATTCTGTACCCGAAGTGGATCGCGCGGCGATGCGCGTGAGTGACATTCGCGAGCAGGTAATTGACAGGATCGCGCCGCATTGGGTCAACAAGAGCAAACTGAAGGGGGTGTTCGATGGCAGGTAATCGCTTCAAGGCTAGTGCTTCGGCTATTACGACGGGCACGTCCGCCAAAACACTGTTTCAGGTGATCGCTGCCAGCAATCACAAGGTTCGCATTGATCGTATTTCACTTACCTTCAATGGCACTAGCAACACGGCGGAGCCGATTCTTTGCAGGCTCATACGGCAAACCACTTCGGGGACAATGACCGGCGTGACGGGCAAGAAGGATCCCGATGATTGGTCGGAAACCATCCAGACGACCTTTTCCAAGGATGCTTCGGCGGAGCCGACTACTGGCGAGGTGATCGATGAGGTCTATGCTCACCCGCAAGTCGGCTATATCTGGCCTTTTCCCAAGGGGCTTTACATCGGCGGCGGCGACCGTCTTGGCGTGGTGGTAACGGCAGCAGCCAGCGTCAGCGCTTCGGTGACTGTTGACGGAGAAGAGTGATGGCTTACACGGAATTCTATTGTGATGCCTCTGCCGGGAGCAATCT